CAAGTTCGTGGAGATCACCCAGTATGTGAAGAACAAAGAAGAGATCGGGAGACTGACGGCACTGCTGGCAGCTGACATCAGTGAACCAGCAAGAGCCAAACGCTGGAGAGCCCAGATCATGGCTCTGGAAGATGCCAATGCAGGCATGTCGATCAAGGCTCTGATTGATGCAGGGGAATTCTCGACTGTGGCGGAGAACCTGACGGAAGCCGATGTGGCGATGCGTGAAAGAGGTATTGCAGGCTATCTGGATGGCGCCGTTGAGAAACTGCCGGGGTTTGCAAAGACCCTGGGTAAGAACCTGCTGGTCACGAAGGACACGGCACTCTTCCAGGGGCTCAATCGTATGGTTCAGTATGGGGATTTTGTGGCCAAAGCTGCACTCTACGACCACCTCATCAAGAACAAGAAGATGGATCAGTCGGAGGCTTTGGATGTGATCGCGGAAGAGTTCGTGAACTACAACCGTCTGCCAGGTCGTGGTCGTGATTTCCTGGAGTCGATCGGTCTGATGTGGTTCTACAACTACAAGCTTCGGATCATGAAGGTAGCGCTCAAGATGGCTCGGGAACGGCCATTTGCATCGCTGCTCTTCGGGGGTCTGGCAGGACCTGCATCGGGTGTTGATACGGTCATGTCAGGATCGATTGCTGCCAATATCATGGAAGGCAATACGTACTCGCTGGGTCCAAACATGGCGTTGCCGCCCTGGAGTTTGAACCCTTGGTTCAATGCGATGAATTAATCTGGGCTAAAAGTGAAAAAGGGGTTTTCATGGCGATTCGGGTCGGGGTAGAATGGAGGAGTCAAACGCCTCTCCAGTTTTCCCAAATCCTCCGAGAAGCTTAAAGACCCCTCCCAAAGCGAAAACCCCCCATGAGAAATCATGGGGGGTTTTTATATGGGCTGGCCTAGAACCTGTCGAAAGTCTCGGGGGGATCGGGTCGTTCATCCCCTTTTCGGAGCTCCCACAAGAGCCAGCCGATCAACACCATGCCGAATAGGAATGCGACATGGAGAAGAAAGGCCATGGCCAGCGCCATCGCGGTGCTGATGATGTAGATCACCATCAGCGCATATGCGATCGCAGCCAGAAACCAGATCATCATGCTGACTTCTTAGCGAAGATCGAGCGAGGTGCCGGAGCTTCAGAAGCAGTGTCTTCAGAAGTGTCTTCCCCGGTATCGGTCACTTCTGGTTCATCAGCTGGTTTAGACGCTTCAGCAGCTTCGGGCTCAGGTTCAGGAGCCTCGTCAGCTTCTTCAACTGGTTCAGCCTCCGGCTCTTCTTTCACAGCTGTGGGTGTACCGACACGGCGTTCAGTTGCCGGAGTTACAGTGGGCTTCTTGCCAGAGGATGTCTTGGCACGGATGTCCAGAGCAGCTGTCAGGCCATTGGATCCACGGCCTGCGGTGAAGTCGATACCGATTTCACGGTCTTCGGGGATGTTGATGATGGTGCGAACATAGTCACGGATGGCCAGTTCGATTTCGGTCTGGTCGAGAGAAACTTGCATGTTTGGTTCCTTATGCAATTGAGGTTTGGGCGGGTAATTCAGATCAGCTTCTCGTGCCCGTAGAGAGCCAATAGGGCGGCCTCTGCACGTCCGTCGTCCTTCTTGCGGGCGAAGTCCTGTGCATTGGCCGGGAAGCGTTCAATGGCGAGCTTTCGGCTGCCGTCCTTGCTGCTGGTCAGTTTGAAATGCTTTTTCCAAACAGGCGGAGTCGGGTTGTGGAGCTCGTAGCCATGACCAATGAGTCCGGTCCGAAGGGCGCCGTAGCATTCTCCGAACCGGAAAGCGCTGGAGATGCCTTGACCTTGGAAGGCCCAGACCTTCTCCAACACGCCCACATGCCGTTGCGTTTCAGTATCAACGCCGAGGGGGATCAGGAGCCGAGCCAATGCACTATGGTTCAGCTCCGTCTTCCCGTTCGATGCTTTGAGCACCGGCATGTCATGGACTGTGAGCATCCAAGACCCAGGGTGCAGGAACGCAATGGCTCCTGTATACCCTGGGTCTATACCTACGATCAGCAACTGAGCTTAGCTCTTGTTGCCGAAGAGGCTTTTGGAGGCCGGTGCAGCACCGCCTGGTTTGCCAGCACCTGTCGAGCCAACGCCGCCATTGGGAGCGCCTTTGGCACGGGTGCGGTCATTGCCGGAGTTCTTCTTCGACCAGGCGGTCATGAATTCAGGCTCGGTGACTTCGTGCTTGTACTCATTGATGGTGCGGCCAGTCTCGGGGTGGAAGGCCTTGTCGATGGTGTTCTCGGTACGGGTCTCGCCGGTGTTGACGTACTTGCCCGAGTTCTCGTCTTTCTTCTGCTTGTCCACAATCTGGCGCAGGATGCCCAGTTTGATGGGCTTGTTCAGCGTGGCTGTCAGAACCTGTGCAGGCTTGGGGACTTCTTTGCGCAGCTCAGGATCGTACATCTTGACCATCTTCTCTTCGGTCACCTGCTCTGTCAGAGGAGCTTCGGTGGTGAAGAGGCAGATGTCGTCGACAGTGGTGAAGCCAGGCAGAGGCAGTTTCTTTTTCGGATCCTGCTTGTCGGCGTAGAAGTTTTCACCGTCACGGTTGGTGATCCATACGGTCTCTTTGACTTCCTTGCCGTCGCAGTCCGCGATGATCACGATACCCTGAGCGTCTGAACTGCCGGACTTGGTCACGTACATGTTCTTGATGGTGGCGTCGTAAACAGCCGAGGGAACGGGGTCGAAGTTGCCGCCAAGGTTGTCGCCTGCATCTGCAAGGCCTTCGGTCGAAAGTTTCTCAAACATACCCATGTTGGGCTCCTTTTGGTTTGGTGTGGTGTGGTTCGGTGTGCAAGCTTAGTTGTAATACTTTTTCAACCGCGCAAACACCTGATTTAAGTCGTTGTCGATATAGAGCTCTTTGCGGTCCCATAGTCCGAGAGCAGAGCGCATCTTTTCACCAACACTCTCCTTACTGATCCGGGTGACGAAGACAAACTTGAAACCGTCTTCCTTCTCCTCATCAGTGATATGTAGCAGATCGTTTTCAAACCCCTCCAGTTTCTTGATCGGCATTTGCTTGGTGGAAAGAATGGTGGTGAAGTCTGCCTCCACGCCGATACGTCCAACGGCGCCCTTAACAGGCACCGATGTTTCCATCAGCATGTTCTCCTCATCATGTGATGTGGAAGCGTGGGCGAGGACAGCATAGTCCTTGGTTCCGGACTTCAGTTTGTGAACTAACTCCTTATAGAAATTAGCGTAGTCTCCCCAGGCTGATTGACCTTGTTTGGTTCCAGCATGCGGAGCAACGTACTGACGTTCGAACATCCCCATAAGGAAAGTGAGTGTGTCGAGAACACCGCCTTCGATATCAGCATTGTCTTCGATCTCAGTGATGAAGCCCAGGATGTCCACTGCATCCGCAATATCGACATTAACGGCAAACTTGCTGCGGAAAGGTAGTTCTTTGAGATCAGCATTTAGGTAGGCCATCTTGTCCTGATTATGTAGATTCATCAGGGAAGTGGATTTACCGGTGTTGGGGCGGCCCATGACGAGCACGACGTTCTTGTTCTGGGTCATTAAAGATCCTCCACTGAGGCTATTGTCATGCCTTGGATGGCCGATAGGATGGCGTCTTTTGCTTCGGCATAATTTCTGTTTTGCTGTCCCCGTTCGATGCGAAGGATTTCTGCGACGACAAGCATGATGCCTTCATCGATCTTCACATCAATTGCGACGGTGTCTTCATTTTCGCCCATGGTAACTCCTAACTGGGAACCAAAAAAAGGATTGGGGAGGCCCCTGACGATCTGTCAGAAACCTCCCTTGGAGTGGTTTAGGGTGCTGTGCCCTGAAGCTTGCGGGCAACGGTCACGAGAACCGTCTTGCGCAGCTCGTCTTCCTTCAAGCCGTTGGAGAGCTTGTCGTTGAAGGCCAGGACCTTCTCTTCCACTTCCGGGTAAGCCATACCGCTGTCGACCAGAGCCAAGGCGAACTTGATCATCTGGTTGTTGCGGTTTCCGTCAGCGATACGTTGGGCAAACCAACGCTCGAGATTGTCCAGGGATTCCAGCTTGGCATTGCCTTTCTGGTACTGCTCGTTCTTCGAGGTCTTGGGGATGAACGGCAGGGCGTCGAGCAATTGACCATCCATGTTGTAATGGTAGCTGCCCGTTTCACAGGACATCCATTTCTTGGACCGCTGGTTGGCCACCTCATCAGAAGCAAAGGGGAGCCACTGCATGAAGTTGTTCATGAACTGGCGGTAATCTTCCTGGTCGAGCTTGAGTTCATAGTTGATCGGAAGGATCAGCCGGAATCTGTTCTCGTCAGGGGTATGCCGCTTGGTGGTATAGGTCATGAACGTGTAATCCTGAAGCAGATCGTGGACCTGTTTCAGAGTGGCTTCCCCATCAATGTCGATGACAATCATGTTGAAGCCTGGGATCACGTTTTCGTCGCAACGGTGCTTCTTGGTGAAGTGGTGGTTCGACCAGTGGAATCCTTTCTCCTGGGTCAAGTTGTGGAGCTCATCAAAGGAAACTCTGGCTGGCTCGTAGTGGTAGGCGAAGTCTTCTGAATAGGACAAAGTCATCTCATCCAGAGAGGTCTCCTTGAGAGTCTCCCCCGAGAAGAACTCGATACCGTCCGTGAAAGTCTTCTTGAGGACGATGTGCTTCTTGTAGCCCCAGGCAGTTGCCATGGTGATCATCTCTGTCCGAGCGGCCGAGCCTGACTTGTAGAACGGCAGGGCTTCGAACAGGTCTGCATGGGTCACTTCGGAACCAACAGCAGCGATGTAGCGGGCCAGCTTCATATAGGCTTTCTCCCGATTGAGGATGCCTTGGAAGGCGGAACCGCTGTCTTCGACGAGCTTGATGGCGGCATGCAGGTGATCCAAGGTCATTGTCATGGCCTCGTCGATGAACGCAAATGTGCCGGCCAGTTTTAGCGCCTTGAAATACCGGTGGCTGAGCTCCGCTTTGCGGATCTCTTCGTGTTCTGCCATGTCCCGTGCGATGTCTTCACACAGGATCCGGTATTCGAGCAGGGCGATGCCGACATCTTCGGGAACATCGATGGTCCAGTCGAACTTGGTGGGATCTGCCAACTGAGCAAAGTGGGCTGCCCATTTGGTCTGGTTCCCATAGTTCGACGTGTCGATCAGCTTCTTGTAGATCTCAGCAGGTGTGAGACTGTCCGAAGCAGGGATCGGCTTGCCCATGGCGAAGAGGCACCGGCGGGCATAGCCTGTTTCGAGGAAGCTGTAGAAGCGGTCTTCGATCGACGATCCATCCAGCAACTTGCTGGGTGTTCCGAACATCAGCAGGTTCGCAGGCGTCTTGCCTTCGATTTCCTTGGTTCGCTTGTTCTCGTGGGAGTTCTTGGTCAGCTTCTGCTTGATCATCCCCTGGTCGTAGAGTTCCAGGTAGGTGTTCAGAGCTTCGGTGGAGCCTTCCAGGTTGGAGCCAATCTCATCCACCTGAAGGTTGATGGATCCGCAGCCTGCCAGCAGCAGAATCTGACGGACCTGTTTGATGGCTGGAGCAGAGCCCCCGTCAAAGACAAAGGGGAAGGCACCGCACATCTCGTATTCTCGAGCCAGTCCATCGAACTCTGCCTGTTCCTCTGTGCCGTTGAAGGCTGCCCGTTGCATGGCCAGCTTCCACATCCGGGACTCTGCCAACAGAGGCAGAGTGTGATCCAGGAATGTGGCACGGAAGTCCTTGAGGAATTCGTTCTCCATGATGCCGACACCGTATCCCTTACCGGAGCCAGACGGGGACAGGGCCATTGTGTAGGAATTGACCGGGATTTCGCCCCGGTCCTTGGTGATCATCTTGGCTCTCATGGTAGAGGCCACGATCGACAGGAAGTAGGCGACTGTGACCCGGAAGAAGGGACGGTCATTGTTCTGGGTGCGATTGCACAGAACGTCGACGATCTCTTCTATGGCTGGGTGGTGGGGAATGGTATCGAGATCAACCATGTTCATATAGGTCCTTCTGTGAGCAGATCGGGAAAGCAGGGCAGTAGCCACAGGCTTTCACCTGACCTGGTACTGTGATGACGATGCCCTTGCCTTTTTCGGCCATGAAGGCATTTGCTTCAGCAAGGGTGTCGAAGTTCTTGGTGGCTCGACCGTCGGTCTTGGCGGGGTTGCCGTAATATTTGAAGACGTCATCTCCCTTCCAGAGATCCTTTTCGGAGCAGAAAGGGATCTCTGGTTCGGGCAACTCCGCAACAGCTTCAAGAGCATTGAGCTTGTTGCGGATCCACGCTTCAGTCTCTTCGAGAGACATCAGCTTAACTCGGTGCTCATGCACCCGTTGTTGGGGGTAACGGTTCGGGGCCTGTTTGGCCTGGGCACGGGACCAATCGGTGAAGATGAACTGGATGTTCATGTAATTGGCCGTGATGCGCTCTGGATTGAGCCAGCGATAGATGCTGCCTTGAAGGCTGTAATCTTCGTCCTTGGAGCCCAGCATCCAGGTGTAGACGGATGTGGACTTGAAGTCCTGAAGCACGCCTTCCAGCACCATGTCGAACTTGCCGGATATCGTGTATCCCTTGATCTGGCGCTGCGAGCGTTGCTCGAGCCAGACCTGAATCTTGTTGCGATCGATGATGGCCGGATTGATCTCGACCTTTTCGATGACGCTGTCTGAATAGCCCAGGGTCTTCAGAGCTTTCTTACCGTTCTGGACCCAGGCGCTTTCGATGCCGTCATGGATCGAGTGGCCCAGACGGGATGCAATGAAGTCGGCTACATCTGGAGTGTCCCGGTTCTGTTCGTTCAGCCGCTCTTTGAGAAGGATCTGGCGTACCGGCTTCAGAAGAGATGTTGCAGAGATAGCTCTGCCATTGGCCACGAAGTCGTAGCCATCGGAAGCAAGCCAGACGGCGAGGGGGAGGCTGATGTTGGTGGTGTTTGTCAAGCGCACGGGAAATTCTCCTGATGGGAGCAAGCATAGGATTTGCTTTGCTTGGGTGTGGTGTGATGTGATGCACGATAAGGCAGAACTCAGTCAACAACCAAACAAAGTGATGAATGGCCCGTGCGCTTGGATCCTGTCGGTTACGCAGTGTTCTCGACGGAGGATTCGTGGAATTCTTCAGCTGTCATGGCGCCGAGGATCGAAGTGGACAGGAAGATCATGTCCAGGATGTTTTCGATCTCGACACCGTTTTCAGCTGAAATGCGTGCCATGGCAGCCTGCTGGACTTTGGCCAGATGTGCCTGGGTCACATTCATCGTCTCCGTCTCGAAGATGATATTCATGTGACGCTGACGCTGGGCATCGTCCTTGTTGTAGATGACCAGCAGAGCCGACATGTGATAGATGCGCCGGGGCTCAGTGGAGGTGACCGACTGCTCATTTGCAGCTGGTTCCTTTTTGGAGTTTGCTGCTGCTTTTCCTTGAGCTCCGAAGGGATCTTTATTCGGATGTGCGGGGGGAAATTTTTTAGCCATGGAGTATCCTTTAAGCTGCTTTGGCGGCGACGATATCGAGGATTTCTTCCTCATCGGCGCCATTGGGGATCGGTATTTCGTTGGCCCAGTTCGGGTAGAACAGGGACAACTCGCCACCGAGTTTGACGAGATCATGTGCAATGTCGGGATGGTCCTGCCACTGCACGGCTTTGACCAGGTGCTTGTTGACGTACATCATGATGTCGATGTCATCTGGGATCAGATAATATTGAGCATCGTGAATGTGAGCGATCGGTCTGATGACATGCCGGTAGGGACCAGCACGCACGATACGCATGAACTCCACGGAAGCACGGGAGTTCAGCAGACACCAAGACTGTCCAAGCGCATTGCCAGCTGTCCGCCCTTCAGCCTCTGCCTCGTAAGGCGTGGAGCTGTTGCCGCGGATAACCTGGTGTAGCAGAGGGGTCCTAACCCGCAACCCGAATGCGGCAGTGATATAGCCACATTGGGAAGCTTCATCCAAACGTTGTGCGATCCAGACATCGCTCTCCTTGTAGAGCTCGTGGTATCTGGCATCGATCTTCTGAGCCTTCTGTTTGCTGAAGTCGCATTTGGCCATCAGCCCGATCCAAGTGCCCTGATAGGTCAGCAGGAAGGTGGGAACCTTGGAGTCCTGCCTATGTGTAGGGTACTTGCTCTCGATCGAGTTGATGCTTTCCACCGTGTCTTCAATGTCGGGCATTTCTTCCATGAAGTAAGAGTGTGCCCGCAGACAGTGACCGTCATAGCCGTCGGTGTAGACCTTGAGCTTATTGACGTCCTTGGTGGTCAGAGCAGAGATGCGATCTTCAAGAGATGCAAAGTCCAGGCCTACCATGAGATAACCCTTGGGAGCCACGAAGCATTTCTTGATGATCTTGGAGTAATCCCTGCGTCCGCGCTTGTTCTTCTTGGATGGAATGGTCTGGAGGTTCGGCCCGGATGAGCTGAGACGACCAGAAACCGTGCCGCCGAGATTGAAGTTCCCGAACAGATAATAGCATCCATCCGGACCCAGCACGGCTGACTCCATGGCCGGGATGAAGGTGGTATAGAGTTTGTCCACCACGGCGTATTCGAGGAAGTCGTTGATCAGATCCTTGACGTCCTGATCTTCCGTATAGGCTTTGAGCTTCTCGAGAACCTCGCCACCGGTGGCCGGTTGCTTGGTCTTGGTTCTCTCGATGACGGGCAGGGCCAGGAACTCATAGAACAGGCGCTGCAGCTGAGGACCGGAGTTCGGATTGAACTCCTGTGGTTCGTCCCCGATCTTGATGCGCTTGACCTTGAGCTCGGAGTTGCGCTTGTCGACATGCTCTTCATTGAGCACATCGGTGAAGGTGCGCACCATGGGATGACGCTGGATCTTGCGAATAGAGTCGGCCCGGTCTTCCTGGAATACCCGTTTGGCTTCCTTGACGGCATCCATGTCCAGAGGCATGCCAGTCAGCTGCATTTGGATGATGTCCAGAATGGCCGGTTTGAACAGCTCCTGATAGATCTCGAGCTGGTCATCTGCGACCATCTGGTCCCAACGCTTGTTATAAACGAACCAGGTCGAAAGAGAGTCGACAAGGTTATATTCTAACAATTCAGGCAGAGGAATCTTGGTGATGTCCTTGATGTCCTCGACTGCGTAATTGCCAGCATATTCCTGTGCCTGGGCTTTGAGACCGAGCTCGTTACCGGCACAGGTATTGGTGGCCAGATAGGCAATGAGCTTGGTGTCTTCCCAATCTCTGAGCATGATCTCCATGCCATAGAGCAGACCTTTGGTGTCGATGATGTCTTTCATGAAGAGCTGGTAGATCAGGACCATCACATCGTAGCTGATGTTGTGGTACATCATAGTTTGCTGGAAGCTCTCGAAGAAATTGACCAGAAGCTCCCGGACTTCCTTACCGTTGTCGGAGAGGTCGACAGGGAAAGAGATCCCTTCGGTCTCTGACCAGGCGAAGCTGATGGTTCCGATACCTGCGCTGTGGTGCTTCAGGGAGAAGCCTTCGATGTCACAGGTCAGAGGACAGTTCATGGCCAGCAGTTTGCCCAGCCAGGCCGAGATGTCGGTGACTGTGCAGGGGTAGGCGCTGAACTGGATGATCGAGCAGCCAGGGTCCCGGTATAGTCCTTTGCGGTGGTTCCACAGAGCATCGGTTGCCTGGGCAATCTTGGCCCGGACAGGACCGGGGTTGTAGAAGACCTGCCGGTAGTTTGGGCAGAAGATCACGTTGAACTGTCCGACCATACTTTCCGGGTAAATATTGGGCAGGACATAGCCGAGATAGGCGTCTGCCTTGTTCACTCCGGTCAGGGTCTTGAAGTAATCCCCGTCACTGACCAGCAGATACTGGGTGTTCAGATCGGACAGGACAGGTAGCAGATCATCAAGATATTCCCGCTGCTTGGTGGCAGAGGTCTTCTTTCCGGTCTGGTGCAAGGTGTACCCGACAACATCTTTTGGATCCAGGTTGGCAGGATCGAGATATTCCCGAACCATGTCACCTTCGTTCAGTTTTGGAACCAGGAAAGCGATGGGATACTCGGTCTGCTCCGGTAGCGAGAATGTTTGATAGCGCATGGGAGCTCCTATTATTCGCGGGGGTAATTGAGTTTGAACCAGGGATCTCCGATCTCGACGCCGCCATGAATATCGACGTCTACAAGGGGATTGAAACCATCGGGGACGGAGTAGATGAGGTTGTGTTTGAGGGCCAAGTCCTGGAGGTCATCCTCGTCTGGAGCATGGAAGTCCTCGGCCCCCCAATATTGCATGACGTCTTTGCCGAAGGCTTCCCAGTCGGGTTTGGGATAGGTTGAATCGGTCATTAGATTTCCTGGTTCAGTAGAGGATCTGGTTGGCGACATAGAAGGCGATGAGATCCTCGGTGACTTTGTAATCGACCATCTTGAAGGTCTCGCCTGCGATGGTGAAAGCTTCGGGCCGGGTCCGAGACAGGTCCTTGAGATCCGGAACCATGTCCTTAACGAGATCAGGAAGAGCGTCCCGAACATCCTGCGTGGTCTTGCACGGCATCAGCACGATAGAGAGACCGTGCCCGATCCGTTTGAGATCCGTTGCGAGCTGCCGCTTTTCCAAGACGTATTGGCTGGCAGCTGGCATCAGACTTGCGTGGATGTGCTGCTTGGGAGCAGCTGCCCGTTGCCTGATCGGCAGGTTGCTGTGGAATTCCCCGTGAAAGAGGAACCCGACATTGGGACCTCCCAGTGCCTGGTTCTCTTCGATGAGGTTTTGCAGGACGCCATTGAGACGGGTGTAGTCTTTGGCGGCCAGCTTATCGGTCAGGAATCGGATCAGTTCACGAGGTTTCATGCTGCTATGGCTCCATTGTAGCGGGGCGGCAGGCGCCCGAAGAAGAACACTTTTGTGGTTGCGCGAGACACCCCCACAAAAAGCATTCGAGCTACTTGCTCAGCATCGTAGGAGGTGCCGATGTTGCCGATGTCGATGAAGACGGTGTCGTAGGTTGAGCCCTGGCTCTTGTAGACAGTGCAGGCAGCCTTATCCCGGAGATCCAGGCAAAGACCCTTGAGCTCGAAGTATTCCCCCCAGCTCTTTTTTGCGGCCAATTGCTTGATCGCCATCCGCCAGCGTTCCTTGTTGGCAGGCAGATAAACAGAGGTGCCTTCGGAAGAGCTTCCAGGGGTTTTGACAACGGCGTGGTGATATTGGACAGGCACGCCGTCTGCGAAGAACTTCTCATATCCTGCATCATGAAGAGCTGGATCCACGTAGACGATCTCGACTTCACGCTCCACATTGAAGGTGAACTTTCCGATCGCATGGGTCTGAGCCACGACAGTGATGTCCCCTGGGCCGAAGCCTGAAGGCAGATTGCGGATCTCCCGGATGTATTCGTTGAACTGCTCCACCCGATTGTTCGTGTAGCAAAGGATGCGGGCCGAAGGATCCATGTTGTTGGCGAACTGTTTGATGAGCTCCACTTGCATGGTGGCATCATCGAGATACTCCACCGATCCGGCAGTGGCCGTTATGGTAGAAAACTCTCCTGTCTCGACCGTGTGACGCAGCTGGGCGCACAGGTCCATCAGGGCCGGAGATCCAGCGTTGCGCACAGGCTTGCCCAGGAACACGAATGTGTCCGGATCAATGTGAGCGTAGACCTGAGATACAGACTCTCCCACCGGCGCCATTTGAGCATGGTCCCCGACGAAGACAATCTTGCTGTTGGTGAAGCTCTCCAGGACGGTCTTGTAGAGATCCATGTCGATCATCGAGGACTCATCGATGAACAGGACAACGCCATTCCGGATTTTGTAGTTGCTGGTCTTCTCCAGAGTGACCTTGCCGGTCTTCCAGTTTTCTTTGACCTTGAGACCCAGGTAGCTGTGGATGGTCTGGACCGGCTTGCCCAGAGTTTGCTCCAGGACTTCGGCAGCCTTGTTGGTGGTCGCCGTGAATGCCAGGGTATCGTACTCAGCTCGCAGGCCGAGCAGTTTGCAGCTGTCTTGGTAGGTCTGCATGATCTGATTGCTGATGTGACCCATCAAGAATGTCTTGCCCACACCGGCACCGCCGGAGAGGACAAAGGTGGATTTGTCGGACATCAGAAAGTCGAAGAACATTTCCGCAGCTGCATGCTGATCGGCCGTGAGAGTTGAGGTCATGAGAAAATTCCTGTGGTTACTCGGCAGCGACTGCCGAAGGTCCCTTGCGCTTTCTGGCAGAGACAGGGGGGTTGTAGATAAGGTTGAAGGTGTCTTCGACGTATGAGCCGTCACCGGCATGAACGTCTTCCCAGGTCACGGTTGGGACACTGGTTCCCTTGCGGCCACGCAAACGGATGTAGCCGGAACCGTATTTGGCATAGAGATGATCGCCCAAGACGAAGAGGGGGACCTCCTTGGTGATGCCTTTTGAGTAGAGATGGACGAACCCATTTTCGATTTTGGTGAAGAGATTCATGAGAAGGCTCCTGTTGTTGGTGTGATTTTCCGTGACGGCGAACCGACCAAAAAACACCAATCTGCAAAAAACAGGGTGCAAGTTCTTGGTTTGATCCGCTTTGATGCGGTTTGGTGTGATTTTTTACGTGACAAATGAAAAAAAGTAGGGAACGGTGATATTGGGAAAATTGGAGAACTATGATGAATGTCATCACATTTGCGTCCTCGAAAGGGGGCGCAGGCAAAACAACCTCGGCCATTATTCTGGCCACGGTTCTGGCCCGGAGACACCGGGTCACTGTCATTGATACGGACCCGGCTGGACGTCTTCTGTCCTGGGCCAAGAAGGGCACTCTGCCCGGACGCATGACTGTCATGCGATCGGAAGGGGAGAGAACCATTCACGATGAGATCGAGACTGCGAAGGAGACTTCTGAATTCGTGATCCTGGATCTCGAAGGTGCGGCCACACGCCTCAATGCTTTCGCCATGGGCGAGAGTGATCTGGTCATTGTGCCGATGGGAGACGAGCAGCCGGATGCAGAAGGCGCCATTGAGACATTGGCTCAGCTGGCTCTGGAAGCCCGGAACATGCGTAGGGAGATCCCGGTCAGGGTTCTGTTTGCCCGGACCCAGACCGCGGTGAAATCGCGTCTGGCGAAATCGCTGAATGCTCAGGTGAGAGACAAGGTGGGCAGCTTTACGACAGAGCTGAACAACCGGACTGCGTTCTCTTCGCTGCATCAGCTTGGCGGCACGCTTTACGAAATGGACACCGATGAAGTCAGCGGCGTCCACAAAGCAATCGCAAACGCAGAACTCTTCGCGGAAGAGCTCCTCACAACGCTGGGATGGATAGACGATATCCGCAAACCCAAGACGACTGTGGCTAACAAGATCAAACAGGTGAAGCATGTCTAATAAAAAACTCGATTTTACAGCTCTTGATGATGGTCTTCCGGGTAAGGAAGCACGCTGGAAGAGCAGGGACCCAAATCCGGTCATTCAGATGTCCATTCGGATGCACGAGCAGCAATACGACAAGTTCCGAAAGCTGTGCAAAATAGAGCGTTATACCAACGGTGAGATGTTGGGCATCCTGATGGAAGAGTACCTGGCCAAGCGGGCCAAGGAAGCGAAGTGATTAAAGAGTGCTGGGGGCAGGCTATCTATGAGACGGTCTGCCCTCATTTTTGGTATGCGGTGTGGTTTGGTGTGGTGTGATTCAAGCCAAGCCATATTCGATGGCAGTGGCTTCCGTCAACGATAAGGTGGCGACCTTGTCTGAACGGGAGATGATCTTGACTCCTCGACGGGGTAGGGAGATCGGTTTGGAATCCTCTTCGGTTCTGACGATCAGGGCATCTGGTTCCATCTTAGAGATGAGGACCTCGACCTTGATGTGGGGGGACTTGGTTTTTCTGCGGAAGGTGATTGCACTGGGCAAATCAAACATGCTCGATCCTGCTTTGCTGGTTTCATTTGAGAAACTTCTGGTACGCAAAAGCACTTGTTAAAAACTCTTGCGGCAAAATTCACATTTGAACTCTGCCGCAAAGATTGTCGTCTGGCTAGAGAAAGTTTCAGCCGCGGTAAGCTTCGTTCGGAACCAGCTTTCGTGCTTGGATCCAGCCTTCGAGGTTGCCATGGAGGTGGGGATTGTCCCAAACTTCGTTTCTCACCCAATCTTGATGTCCAATCTGATTAGGCTTCATTTCATATTGGACACTGGCAAAGCTTTTTGTGTCAGGTGTTGCCTGATGCTCCAGTGGGGAGGCATGGACCCGGTCAGAGGTCACAAGCATGTTGTATCGCTCCAGCTCCTTCTCGTAGGAGGCATCCCCGTCGAAGGGCTTGTAGGAGATACGAGCACACCGGGCTGCTGAGACACGCCGAAGCCAATCGTTGTGGTCATCTACGCCGCTGGTGCTGGTATAACGTTCTCCCGCAAGTCGACCGGAGTCCACCAAAAGCATGTGTCGATCAGTTTCGGTGATGTAGGGCAGATGCCATTCACCTGGTTCCAGAATCTGAACGTCAGCGTTGTCGATCGCCTGTTTGACCAGACGAGCCAGGTCCTGAAGATGGGGCTCTGCATCCTTGTGATCACGCAGCCACAGGAAGTTGTTCCATTCGGTGCTGGTGATCAGCGTGTCGATCCAGGAGAAAGGCTCGAGCAGGCGGTTGACGATCTGCTTGTGATAGCCAGCTTCCATGAAAGCTTCGGCCGTGTCGGCGCTGTATTCTGCCATCCAAGCCCAAGCTTCCTCACGAGAGAGGGAGTCCAAACCTTCGATTGGGATGAACTCATTGCATTCTTCAGAGGCCTGCATGCCCTTCTGGTTCTTGCCCCAGTGCCAAGGGATGAAAGGCATTGTCCGGACTTCATTCAGCATGGTCTTGACCGGCACAGCACGAGAGCTGCGGGCATTCCGAGAGAAGACACGATGCGTCATGATTTCACCATGAATCGGACGGGGATAGCGCATGCGGATCGTGTAGACCGGAGGACCTTGATCATCGCCAGCTGCATTAACAGCACGCGAAGCAAGGATGACCTCGACCTGCATCTGTGGATATTCGAGCAGCGAGAAGACACCGTCTCTTTTATGTGTGGCGAGTTGGTTCATGAGAGCCTCGTTGGTTAGGGGGAATAAAAAGCTCCCCCAAAGACCCATCTGCTCCTGTTAGGGAGCGAGTCTTCGAGGGCAAGTACCCCCCACACAGCCAATGGCGATAAGCTGGTAAAAACGCCCGAGCGATGTGGGAGGTGTGCAGAAAAAGGGGGCACCTCTGTCTCCCTACAGGGACCGCTTCATCTGATCTTGGGAGGAAGATCATCCACGGGTATTGCCTGATTATAGGAGTGTGAGGTGGGCAGTTGATTGCAGGGGTGAGCCTGCTTCAATCGTGCTGGATGCCAGCCCTTGCACTAGGAGATCACTACTCTCCATGGACCAAAGAGAGGACGAACCGTTCTCTTTATATTCATAGTTCTAAGATTCAGGGCTGGATCAGCCAATTGAATCAAAGAGTTGTAGCTTGAACTGTGAGGAATCAAGACTAAGCGGTGAGTAAATCAGAGCCAACTGTGAGACAATCAGCTTTGAGCTGTGAGGAAATCAGAGCTTCTTGGTGTAGCTGGTTGGATCCAGAACCATAGAGACCTGGTTCGAGATACGGGCTTTGCGGCCGATGCTTGATCTTTGCAGCTCCTGCCACGCAGCCTTGTTTTCATCCATATCTTTGGCCCACCAGCCCAGCCGGATGTGGGTGACTTTCCGACCGGTCTTTATGGGAACCAAGGACATGTTGAACGAAGCCAGTGCGTTGATCTCTTGCACTGCTGGCTTGATGACATGCTTGTTGAGTGCCCCGAACACTTCGTATTTGGAGCCCTCGACACCGAGCATGTCCCTGAACTCCTCGAGAGTGAGGACCTGGGAAATCTTGTGATCCAGGCCGGCCAGCTGAGAGAGGTTCTCGTAGAGGCTGACTGAGTATTTGGAAGACAGGGACATCAGCACCGGGAGAGAGATCTTCCCCCATATGCGGGAGTCCTTGAGCACGTCTATGAGCCTCTTGTCGAAGCTGTAGGTGAGCGTACCAGAAGGACGATTGGGATCGTCCATGTCGTTGCCACCCAGAAACTGCGTACGTCTCGTGGAGCCGTCTGCATGTCTCACAGTTATGATCGTTTTCATTAGGGAGACGATGTCTTCCTCGATCATTTCATAGGTGCGGTGATTGATTACAGAAAGATCTCTCAGAGGGATCGTGTAATCCCTTCCTTCTTCCACTCCCTGCTGATGGGCATTGTGCCACAGGATCGTGATGGATCTCCTGGCATTCAGCGACAGCTGCTCATGTCCAGTGATCTGGATGAGTTCCTTTGGCTTGGAAGAGAGGTCCCCTTTGGGAACCAGTTCCATGACCTTGAAGTGGGATTTTCTGCTCATGCGTGAAGTTAGAGCGCAGGATCAGGAAAGGGAAGACACTCTGATTCCCTCACAGTTCATTCTGCGGCTTGGGTGTCGAACCATCCATCATTGTCACAGCCATCCAGAATGTCTGGAACGGTCTGACCAGGGATGGCGGATGTGAATGGAACCATCATGGATCCAAACTGATAGTTGGCTTCACCCATTTTGACCTGGGTATGAGCAGGGAGATGTTCATAAACGATCTGGGCCATGTCATTCGACAAGGTCTGCAGAACGCGTTCGTAAACCTTCCCCATGTTGGGATCGATCCTGGACTTGATGATGTCCAGGAGCTCATCGGTTTTGATTTGTGCGCTCATGAGATCATCTTCACCATTGGGAAATCGCAATCTACGAGAGCGAAATCGCGGTAATCTCCCTTGCCGTAATCCCAGCCACGCAGGATCCACTGATCTTCTGGATGGAAGTCAGTGTGTCGGAAGGTGATCTCCACCGGCTTGACTTGGCGGATACTGAATTCACCGCGGTAGTTGGTATAGCCGAAGCGAATGGATTGCTTGGGTGCATTGGGCATGTCAGTGCTCCTTGGTTCATGTTGGGAGGAATAAAGCTGCATGAAGATGCGGGCTCACATTGAGCTATCTCCATACTCCGCGTATGGCGGGATAAGCAGGTAATGGGTCTCAGTGGTACGTGCCTGATATCCGACACGTTCTTAAGAGCACCTTCCCCCGCAGCCAGGCCCACCTCCGTCGAGGTCGCAATCACCCAGTTCACAGTTCCCCACCGCATCTTGATACAGCTTGAAGTGGGGGGATTTTCACCCTCCTGTCATTGGCACAACCCAATGTCTGCGGCTTTCGGCCACTGGTAGGAGCAAGGCTCCCTCGTTGCTATTATTTGGTTCCCGCAGTTCTCTTTCAGGCTACCGCAGCCACCCTCGGGCTGAGCATTGCAACTTCGCTACTGGTTCTTTTGTTTCGGTGGAGGTAGCCGGAATTGAACCGACCTTCTAAGATTTAATTCCCACTCCGGGACGCTGAGGACCTTGCCTCAACGAAGGGCTTCGCAACCCAATACTTCACCAGGACCTCCGTGAAGGTGAGCAGTTTAGCGGCATACTCAGGCCTTGTGCGTCTGCACCAGTTTCTCACTGGGTCACCTGCATCTCGGTCCCGTCCCTGTCTACGATTTGCGTGGTTCGTCCGGACGGGTGGAACATAATCCACCTCTTTACCCCGTGATCGAGGTATTCAGTAATTCCTCATGATGGCATCAACTGGTTCATCAGCTTGGTTCTGGTACTTGCCTTCATAGGCACTGTGTTCTGTCACTCTGGAGAAGAGGATCTGAGCGATACCCGCACCAGCCGGAATTCGGATAGTGCTGTTGCCGTGGTAAACCAGTTCAAGAGTCAGGAAACCTTTCCAGCCTGGTTCGATCACGGTGTTAAAGACCGAGAGCCCGTGCCTTGCCCAAGTGGATTTGTCATGCACGACGCCAACGAGATCGGTGGGCATCTGAAATTCTTCGATCGCTGAAGCAATGCAGAAGCGAGCTGTGACAATACTGCCCTCGTATTCGTAGCAGTCGCCATCTCCCGGCCTACGAGGATTAAAATGAACGTCCTGCTTGATGCGGATGTCGTAACCGGCTTCAGCCAAGCCATAGCTTACGCCATGCGCACGCTCTTTGGTGGTGAGCATGTCTTTAATCGGGGCTGCCAGAAGCAGGGAGTGTCCGTTGACTATCATGTCAGATCCTTAGATTTGGTT